CTTGAACGCCACCACCCGCGCGATCAGCATCGGGTCTTGGCGATGCACGAAGCGGCCGAAGCGATGGACCAGCATGGGTGCCGGTTGCGTGGTGGTGGCGGGGGGTCATGCCGCCCTCACTCTGCTGCCGCGCTGAAACTTGCCAAACGTCAGGCTGTCGTCCGTGTCGCTGATATCCAGCCACTTGGAATATCGGGCCTTAGCCGCCGTGGTCGCCACGACTTCCATCTGATAGCCAGCATATGACACGATCCAGCGCCGATGCTGATCGCCAATGGCCTTGAGATGATCCGACAGCGCTGCTCGACCTTCATCAGTGACCGAGAAATACTCGCCATCTGCTGTCTTGCCACTGCTCTGCCAGTGCGGCGATGACGCCATTTCGCGGCGCAGCCCCGTGTCGCCAATCACGTAGAAGTAATTGCGATGCGTTTCCGCGCGCGGATCAACCGGACGACCAAGCGCGTGGTCGATGTGATCCATCGGCTTGTCTTCCAGGTAGCGGTTGACCTGAGCCATCGTCAAAATCTCCCGCGCCGGCGATTTACCATCTCGCCAGCGCTATGCTGCCTGTGTCCGCTGGGGTGTGCGGAGTGGAGGCGGTGGAATCAGTAAGGGATGCCGTCGCGCTCAGCCTTCGCAGCAGCCCGCTTAGCCGCACTGGCAGCAGCCCGCGCAGCATTGGCAGCGATCAGCGGCGCCATGCGGCGTTCGCGTTCGGCTTTGTGGGTGGCGAGCACTTTGCCCAGATCATTGATATCGTGAGCCATGGCCGCTTTGTCTTCAAGCAGACTGTCTCGTTCCTGCTTTAAGCTGGTGATGGTGACCATGTGGTTCGCCTTTTGACCGACCATGCGTGCAACCGTCTCACGCTCAGCCTGCATTTCCTTGCGCCATTTGGTCCGCTCTTCGGCCTGGATCGCCAGTATGCGGGCGACCATGGCGTCATGCGTCTTCTTCAACATCAACATCAAACGTCTCCACTCAAACCGCATCCAGGCTCAGAAATCAGTCGGAAGCCGCGCGAACTTGGCCCTCTGCCGATCGCCTCGATCACATATCCGTCCGCCCTCATGCAGCGGAGCATCAGATGGAAAGCGGGCTTGCTGCGGTCTGGCATGACGGCCTGGCGCAACTTCCGCGCGTGAACCGCTCGACCGGGGCGCAGGATTTGCAGCAAGGCGTTGCGCCGGCGTTGCGTTTCCTCGCGGCGGCCCGTTTTGGTGGGGGCGTCGTAGCGGGTCATTTCGCGCCCCACTTCCGCTGCTTCACCGTCTCGGCATAATTGAACAGGTCCGCTGCCTCGTCGTCCGTCTCCATCACCGGGCGCAGGCGGGCGACAGCACTATCGATCGCATCCTCGGTCTTGCACTGGTCGATTTCCTCGATCGCGGCATCGTATGCGGATTGGGTGTGGGATTCGCCGCGTTGGCTGTCGGCGGGGCCTTCCTGCCAATCACCGGTCTGAGCATCGAGCGCGCGGGCAACCTCTTCCTCGTCCGCATCCTCAATTTCGCCAGTTTCAGCATTATGGGCAATCCGCGCCTGATCGCGGGTAGGCATTGCCTGTCGAGCGGTTTCGCCGCCGTCTTGCTGGACCGCCCCGGCATAGCCCGGCTCATCGCCTTCAACATAAATGCCAGAAAAGCCGAACGCGACACGTCCACCCTGGATAAGCGCGCGGTGGCGAAGCATCCGCTTGGGCGTCTTCTGCCATGCAGGCCCAGCGCCCTTGCACTCATCCATATATTCGGTGACCTTGATCGGATGCGTGCGGTCGCGCCGATAGATCACGCTTTCTATTGCGTAGAGCTTGCCTACTTCGTCCACGATGTCGTTGAACTCGATCCCGTCCATCATCGGATGCTCGTTGATGATCCTGATCCAGCCATCGACACTGACGACCGGGATGATGCCGCCGCCCTTGGCCGGAAACGCGAATATCTCTTTGAGCAACGGGTTCAGGCCGTAGGCGTTCGACACGATCACTAGCGCCACGAACTCTTCGTTGCTGGCCCCTTTGAACACGGTGCTTTTCAGCGTCGTGGTGAGAGCACCGGGACTCACATTGAGTTTCCCGGCCAACGCCTCCAGCGCGGAGGGGCGGGCCTTGGCGGCCTCGATCTTGGCGACGTTGCTGGCAATTTGCTGGTCCTGCGCGGCGATGGCGCGACCGGGTACGGTTTGTGCGTTCATGGGATTTCCTTTCAGAAGGGGATGCAATCACATTCGAGATATTTCTGACCGCAGTCTGAGCAGACCTTTTCGTCCAGATCGCGCCGCTGCTTCGCCAGTCGCTTGTGCAGAGCCTTGCGTTGGCTTTCCGCGGTAGTGTCTGCGCCCATCGCAATCAGTTCTTGATCCACAAGCATTAGCGCCATGTCGCGGCGTGGGCCGGTCAGCATGTGCATTGCGGAGTGAAGTCCGTGCAGCCGAAAGATACGGAAATTCCGTTCTGTTGCGGCCTGCTGCGCGGGCGTCTGATTGTACTTCCGAAACGGATCGTATGGGCGCGACTTGAACATCACCGGATCGCCGTCGCGGTTTCGGAGAAGATGCGGCACCCCTTCATCTCGCGGGTGCCGCCCTTGACCTGGGCCGCGATGATCTTGTCCAGAACCTCGACCACCTTGGCGTGCTTGAGGATGCTGTCGGGCAACTGGCGGACGCTCAGGATTTCGTGCTTCCACACGGTGACGCGAGCAACCTTCGCGCCCATGTCGCCCTGGATGACTGTCCGTTCCGGTTCCGGCGCGGCTGGCTGATAGGCAACCTCCACCTCGACCACCGGTGCGGCGACTTCGACGGTTTCAGCCTCCACCACGATCTTGGCGGCTTCGCGGGCTTCGGCAGCGGCGCGCTCGTCCTCGATCGCCTGCAAGCGCAGCCGTTCTTTGCGAGCGGCTTCGTCCGCAATAGCCTGGAGGCGCAAGCGTTCCTGCCGCGCTTCCTCGTCGGCAATAGCCTGCAAGCGGCGGCGCTCGGCTTCCGCTTCCTCGCGGGCCTTACGCTCTTCCGCCTCGCGCTTGAGGCGGGCCTGACGCTCGATTTCCTCCTGCTCGGCATCGTAGCGACGAACCTTGGCGCGCGCCTCCGTCTCTGCATCCTTGAGGGGCGCGGTGATGGCGTCCGCCCTGCCCTTCAATGCGCGTTGGGCGTTCAGCAGCGGGCGGTTCAGCTTTTCACGTTCGGCTTCCACCGCCTTGCCTGCCGCGACCATCTGCTTGATCAGGTCAGCATAGCGGCCGGCGATCTCAGGACTGGTGATGTTCGGCGCGCGACCTGCGCTAGCGATCAGCTCCTCGATACGAGCCGTCAGCCCTTCGGCGGCCAGCGCTTCGGACAGGTCGATGACAATCTGCTGGTCGATAGGCGGATTGTTGCCACCAATGGCGGCGCGCGGGTTTTCGTCAAATTCGGGTGCGCGGGCGCGCTGGACAACTGCCATGACGGTTCCTTTCTTAAAACGGGGTTGGCGCGGTAAGAGGGTTGATCCGCTGCATGAGATTGGCTTGGGGGCTGGTCGGCGCGTGCTGCTTGGCCCACGACTGAACAGACCGGAGATATTCGTATTCGTCGGCGTCGATCGGATCGGCGGCGCACTTCGGCCAGACGCGAGCCAGATCGACCGGCTCACCATTGACCTGAGCCTGCCAGCGCAACGACCGGTCCAGCGGCTCGCCCGTCACAGGGTCGTTCGGCTGACCGTGCCAGATGCGAACGCCGCAGAGCGCGCCACCTGACCTCATGCGAAACCGATAGAAACCTGCGACCGGCACATCCGGGTTGAAGCCCTGCGCCCGCACATCGAAGCGCTGAGAATAATCGCGAACTTCGCGGCTCATCTCAAAACCCTCCAACATTAGGCGTGGCGATCAAAAGCCCGCCAAAAATGACGATGATTGCGATTGCGACGGCGGCCATGATCCCCATCGGCCACTGCTCGCGCGGCGGATCTGGTTCGCGGGGTGGGGCGATTAGGTGGGTCATGCCACTTTCCGCTTCATCCATTCGCCGAAAGACACGCCGCTATCGCTTTCGAGATAGCGCTGATATCGCTGCTGGCTGCGTGTCAGCTTGGGTGGTGCGGGGTTGTTTTCAGCCATCCATGCCTTGCCCTCGTCCGTCACCGCGAACATGTCATCGCCGCCGTAAAGCTCGTACTTGGCGCGCATGATTTTCATCAGGCCAAGTCCGACAGCCTCCATGCAAATCGGATGATCAACCGAACCTTCGCCAGTGACGAAATAGTTGCGGTACTGGTTACCCTGGCCGAACTGATCGACGCCAAGTGAGTGCTGGATGATGTGGAGGATATCGCTCACGCCACAGCCCTCCCCACCTGACGAGCCGCAAGCACGCCCCGATAAGCATCCCGCCGCCCAATCGACCGATCCACAGCCTCGCAGGCATCCATGATGCGCGGGCCGTGACCGTTGTGGTTCCAGATGCAGATGAAGGCTCCAGCGCCCAGCGGTGCAGCCAGCACGCAGTCCAGATCGCGGATCAGCGCGTCACGGTAGCGATGCAGGACGGCCTCATGCATGTCCGCCATGGATGGCAGCATGGTAGCGCGATGGAGCCGGACCTGAGCCAGCGCGGCGTCGATCTGCGCGATGTGACCCTGGATCAGGATTTGCGCGCGGGTGAAGTCGCTGGGCTGGGCCGTGAAGGCGGCTATGGGGTGGAGGGCGGCGGTCATCACCACTGACCCAATGCATCACTACTGAACGGATGGGACGTGTCGTGATGCATCGCGCATCCCCATTCGATGCGACCGTCGATGCCATAGACACCATTGATCGCTGGAGCGCCGCAAGCACCGCACACCTTGTGCTTCATGGGTGAAACGCCATCATGCCGCTTCCACGATTTCGGCGTTGCGCCAGAATTAAAGCGCTGCGTCTGCTTGATCGCCTTGCACGACTTGGAGCAGAATTTCCCCCAGCCACGCTTGCGATCCGCGACACGAGCCATGAAAGGCTGCTTGCACGTTTTGCATGAGACTTGGACCGTCTCACCCCTCAGCGTCGCGGCGCTCATGACTGCGCACCGGTGGCGCGGGCGATGGCTTCATCGGCAATCTTGCGAGCGCGATCTGCACCGGCCCAGATATTGTCGTCGCGATCAACGCGCACGGCTTTGACGGCCTCCAGTGCTTTGATCAGTTCTGCAATGGTATCCATCGCATTGCCCATCATGCCGACAGCACGGCCGCTTTCGTAACGCAGCACATTGCTTGTGTGAGGGTCAGTCTTGGCCGCGTCAAAAAGCGCCTGCCGGACATCTGCCAGCTGCAAATTGATCGGGATGGATGTCTTAATCTCGGAGTCCATGTGAAACCTCCTGCAAACTGAATCTCAGCCTCGCCCCGGTGGTGCCGGGGTCCGGGGAGATTCAGGCGACACTCAAAATGATGGCGCTGTCCGGGCCAGCGGGCTTTTCAGAGGCATCGACTGGGGCTGGAATGTCGCCGGCCAACTGGTCCTCGCGGTCACCGTATTCTTCGCGGAAATCCGCACTCATCCGGTACTGGTCGAGATCAACAAATCCGCGATGGAAATAGGTGAACTGCACCCGATCGCCGAACCATGCATAAGTGCAGTCCGTCAGGAACAGATCGTCTGTCCACGGGAAGGGGAAGGAATGAGCGGAAGGGTCGCAAAAATCCCTGCGCTCGGACGAAATCAGCGAAATGGCGAGGCGAAATCCATCCTCGGTGGTGACACCCTCCAAATGGTCGCCAATGTCGCCATCAGGGTATCCATCCCAAGCGACCGCGCCCAACCACTGACGATTTTCGATGTCCAGCGGATCGCCGACGAAGAATTGTGCCCTCGTACCCATTCCCATCCTCCAATTCGATGAGGAAGGAGAAGGCCGCCCTCATCTGGTGTGGGGGCCTTTTATGACGGATATATCCGTCACTCAAGCATTAATTGACGGATTTGTCCGTCAAGCCGGTATGTTTTTGAAATTGCCCGAAACTTTCTTCGTGGCGCACGAAAAACCCCGCCGCGACGGATCGGGCGGGGCTTTGCGTTGAACCAGTTTAGAGGTCGAGGTCGATCTGTGTCCCACCTTTTGGAAAGGCGGTATCGATGAGACGCTTAAACCCGTCCCAGGTTTTTGACACCTTCATCAGGGGAAGAATTTGCAGGATATGGTCCCGCAAATCGGGCTGACCGACATCGGCAGACAGAAACTGATGATGCTTATATCGGCGACGCTTCGATTCTTCATCCATCGGATTGAGTTCCTGCAATTTCGGCAGGACGCCCTCCGGCAGGCGATCGTACACAATGTCGTTCGTGATATGACCGAGGACGGGCGGCTTCGCCCTTCCCGTCGGCGGCCAGTGCCAATCTTTGAGTCGATATATCTGCCGGTAGAATTCGTCGGGGAACCGCTTTGCCCAAGCAAGGCGCTCTTCTGTCAGATAAGCGGAGAGCAGCTTATGCAGTTCGTCGCGATCGCGCTCGTTTTGGAAGCCAGTGGCTTCGTCGACCAAGGCGACGATGCCAACCTTTGCGAGCGACCTAACCAGGATTTCACTCTGCACTGCTAGCGGCAACTGCTGCGCGGTAAGCAATCCTGCGCTGCGAGCCTCTAGGAACAGGTCGCAAACTTTCGGTAGCAGTTCAGCGCGATGGCCCAGAGCCTTTCCGCCAGTCGGCGTTACAAATGCAATAGGCTCCGTCGACTCGATAATATCGTTGGTAATCAACGAACTGAGGCTCTTGGTGGCTAGGAAAGGCGGCAAACCGTCGGTTACCTGCTGAGATCTCCCCTTGGGCTTACTGGAGCGGCCAAGGGCTTGAAGAAAGCCCGCCTGGGTCAACAACCGAGTGCCATCAGAAAGGACGGCGCACGGTATCTCTGCTTCGCCCATCTTCAACGTACCCATGTGGGTGGCTTTGGGCAGGTTTGCTGCTTCAGCCCAGCGCGCCTTCGCGGCGGTGCTGGCTATTTCGTGGCGCTGTTCGGGGGTCAGTTTTTCCGCCCTGCTACGTCCACCTTTACTTTGAGCACTACTCATCAATGCCTCCATGCTTGCTGCACAGTGGCGAACATATGCTTGCTGAAACTTTTTGCAAGCATGTTGCGGAAATTAAAAGGCGATGCTTGCTGACGAAGCCCACTTATCCTCAGCCAACCCTGTATATCCCCTAAGGGCTGTTTCCTACATTCTCAGATCAGCCTACAGAACATAAATAGAACAAAAGTGATTCGAGGATGTGATGGAAGAACGGACCAAACTGGTTTCCTCTGCCTGTGCTGCTGGCTGCTCGCCCTGCTTCCGAGACTGCGCGCTTGTCACGATAAAGCTCTCTTGGTGGCAGCGCGAACTGGAGTATCTGCTTCGACATCGTCCGCTCCGCCACTCGCCTGCTTATCCTGTTTGGATGGCTGATTTTCGGGAAGCTCAAGGACAGATAGGACGATTTCGGCAAAGTATCGAATTTGCGCGGGCCGCTGTCGAGGACGACCTTCCCACGCGTCGTCTAGAGCCTGCTCTAAAGCTCGTTGCGTCAAACCAGCATCTGCCCCCAGCTGTTCGCCAGGCACAATACCAAAAACCGACAGGTCCCGGCCCATGGCCTCGGCGAGGCTCATCAGAACGTTGATCGTGGGGTTCTTATTTCGACCGCGAATAATATCGCCAACAGTATCGCGTTGAAGCTCAGCCTGAGCAGCTAGGCTGCGCTGACTAAACGGCCCGTCCGGGGCTGTCGCCTCCGACAAAACAGCTTTGATTCTTTCAAGGTCAAAGGTCATGTCCGCCTTATCCCATGACGGATATGACCGGCACAATTTACGGATATATCCGTCACTCTCTTGACATGACGGATATATCCGTCGCATACCATGCGGATGGACGACCTTCTCCCAGAGATCGAGCGCTTCTGCGCCAGGCATCAGCTTCGCGAAAGCCGGTTTGGCCGGGACGCGGTGAACGACACAAGCTTCATCCCAGGGCTGCGTGAAGGCCGTGAGCCGCGGCGCAGCACGGTCGCTAGGGTTCGCGACTTCATGGCCACCTACCGCCCCGCCGCCAAGCAGGATGCGGCGGCATGAGCGCGCTGAGGATCGTCGGTGAGTCCGGCCCCGACCTTAGTCTTCTGACTGCTCGCCTTCGACGCGCTGACGGACCTTCGCAAAAAACATCGCGATCCTGTGCGACAGCATTTCTTGGAATTGCTGCATGTATTCTGGGTCTGCGCCTTTTCCGTACGTGGTCGGCGGCAACAGCGCCTGACGGCAAAGCTCATCTGAAACATCGTCAACATCAGAGGGGTCAGCGCCATGATCTCTGAAATTAATCGCGTAGAGGTTTTCCAGCAGAAAATTGATCTTGCTGACCTCGATTTCGAACGCGCGCATCCATTCATCATCCATCGCGAATCTCCCTTCGGTGGGAGTGTAGCACTATGACCCGCGACGAACACGACGCGGCAACGCTCGCGATCATCACCGCCAGCATCGGCAAAATTCTCCCCTGCCAGCGCGACATGGCGGCGGCGCTCAATAGCAGCGGCTCGCGGGTCAATCACAGCATCGCCCGGTTGCAGGCCGCTGGCGTGATCAAGGTCGAGGGCCTGGGCAACTGTCGGTCGGTCGAAGTGATCGGCGTCGGCAGCACTCTCGCTCGGTACACGGGTAAGGAGGTCGCGACCTATCAGGCTGCTGTGTCTGAGCCGGTGCGGGCCGAAAGCTACCCCTGCCCTCGCTGCGGCGCTCGTTCGGGCTGCGGGCATACTGCCATCGCGCTTTCGACGGGCCGCCCGGGTGGCTGGCAGCGATTTGCGGGGGTTCGGTAGATGACCCTCATCTTCTACGACGACACGATCCAGCAACAGGCTGCCGAGTTCCTGGAAGACCTCGCGGACACGGTTGCGGGCGTCGAGCGCTGCAAGGCCTGCCATCAGGATTTCACGAGCTGTGAATGCCCCGACCTCGTCGCCGCTGGGCTTGTTCCTGGGGGAGAGGGGTAGATGGCGCGTCCTCGTCTCCTTGATCTGTTCTGCTGCGCTGGTGGTGCGGGCATGGGCTATTATCGCGCCGGCTTCGATGTCGTAGGCGTCGATATCAAGCCGCAGCCGCGGTATCCGTTCGAGTTCATCCAGGCTGACTGCTTGGGCCTTGATATGGATTTCGTTCGATCGTTCGACGCGATCCACGCCAGTCCGCCGTGCCAGGCGCATACGTCCATGAAGACCATGCACAACGCCCGCGAGCATCTGGACCTTGTGCCTCAAACGCGCGACATGCTCATGGCTTCCGGCTTGCCCTGGGCAATCGAAAATGTGGTTGGTGCGCCGTTGGTTGCGCCGATCACCTTGTGCGGGACCATGTTCGGCCTCGGCGTTGAGGATGCTGACCTCCTGCGACACAGGTTGTTCGAATTGTCGCATCTGATGGTGTTCACGCCTCAATGTCAGCACGGTCAGCGCGATACGATCGGTGTTTATGGCGGCCACGCTCGCAATCGCCGTCGCAACCGCACCATCGGGGTTTATGGCGAAGGTGCACGGGACAGCCGGCGGAAATTTGACAAGGGCGTCCCAGACTTCACCGTCGAGCAGGCGCGCGCCGCCATGGGCATTGACTGGATGACCCTGGCCGAACTCTGCCAAGCCATCCCGCCCGCTTATACTGAGTTCGTCGGCCGTCATCTGCTGGCCCACCTGCAACAGCGCCAGGCGGCCTAACACATGCCCCACCACCTCCCCAATCATCCGGGCGCCACCCTGATCCGCACCACCGCAGACGGCACCCGCGTCTGGCGTCAACGGCCGATCGATTTCTCCGGTCATCGCACGGTGGCGGAGGTCGATGGTGATGTTTCCATTTCTCATGCTGAAGGCCTGTAACCATGACGCAGTGCAACATCGTTCCGCCTGTGCAACCTGCGACGGAAACTCAGTTCCGCAACGCCTGGCTCGTTTCGCTGTCCCGCCTGTGCGCAAAGCATGGTGAGGACAAGGTTGCCCAATGGCTCGGCATTAGCGAACGCCACCTGCGCAACGTCCGTTCGGGATCGTCGCTGCCATCGGCCGATAAGCTGTGGGGCTTGCTTGCCCACGACAGCACCGCCCATGACGAGATGGATGCGCTGTATGGCCTGCGTCACGTCCCGATCGACGCGCTCTGCTCCACGGACCCGCTGACCCGCGACCTGATCGCCCTCGCCAATGAAGTGGCTCAGTCCGAAGATCCCAGCAGCCCAGGCGGTGTGCAGGTCACGGATCACGAATTGCTTGTCAAGGACGAGCATCGGATGCGTCGGGTCTATAATACGCTGGGCGTCTGGCTTGATCGGATCGGGAATATGCGTCGGCCGAGGTCGGTGGCATGACCCCCCTCCCCTTCACCAGCCTCACCCCGACCCAGGCTGAGCGCCGCCGCAAGATCGACGCTCTCTGTGCGCGGCCTGAGAATGCGGAGCTTTGTCGCAAGGCACGGGAATATTCGCGGCGGATGAGGGTTTGTGGGGAGACGCGGGTGTGAATCGCTTCATCATTCATCCCGGCGACTGCCGCGGAACCATGGCTGCGATGGAGGAAAACTCGATCGACAGCATCATCACCGATGCGCCCTACGAATTGGATTTCATGGGTCGCGCTTGGGACCGATCTGGCATCGCCTTCGACGTCGCGATGTGGACGGCTGCGCTGCGCGTCCTCAAGCCGGGCGGCCACCTGATCGCCTTCTCCCATGCGCGCACCTACCATCGTATGGCCTGCGCGATCGAGGATGCCGGTTTCGAAATCCGCGACCAGATTATGTGGATTTATGGGTCAGGCTTCCCCAAGTCGCGCAACCTCCAGGGCGAGCATGAGGGTTGGGGTACCGCGCTCAAGCCCGCGCATGAGCCGATAGTCATGGCGCGCAAGCCGCTGGTCGGCACGGTGCTGGCGAATGTGGAATCGCACGGTACTGGTGCCATCAATATTGATGGTTGTCGCGTGGGGTGGCCTCACGGTTTAGCGCCTCAGATAGGGACGCCAGGATGGGGCGGGCCAGCCAAACGACTTACTGTCGCGCCTGGGCAGGGTGGTAAAACTGTTGAGCGCTCTGAGCCGTCTTCGATAGGCCGCTGGCCCGCCAACGTCATTCATGACGGCAGCGATGAAGTTATAGAATCCTTTCCGCACACCAAGAGCGGTCATCTGCCCTCCACAACTCCGCGCGGACAAACTGGACATGGCGGGAAATATGGCAACCGCGGCTCAGTCACCGGTCCGGAATATGGCTCAAACGAGGGCAGCGCTTCCCGCTTTTTCTACTGCGCTAAAGCCAGCAAAGCCGATCGCGATGAAGGCATGGACGCTTTCGAGCCGCAGGCGTTCGTCGCGTTTCAGACCGCAAACGGTACCAGCGGCAAGGCCAGCAGTATCAGTGAAGGGCGCGACACGCAGTATCGGAACACGCATCCGACCGTGAAGCCCACAGATTTGATGCGGTACCTTGTGCGCCTTGTCACGCCCGTCGGTGGCTTGGTGCTGGACCCGTTTATGGGCAGCGGATCGACCGGCAAGGCGGCGATGCTGGAAGGCTTCCGGTTCGTCGGTTGCGAGCTGACAGCCGATTATCTGCCGATCGCTCACGCGCGCATCCAGCACGCCGCGGATGAGATCGACGCAGCCACCTCGCAAGGCGACATGTTCGCGGAGGCCGCGGCATGAGGCTGGTCATTCTAGAATCGCCTTATGCTGGTGATGTTGAAGGCAACGTACTTTATGCGCGCGCATGTCTTCGCGACAGCCTTTTGCGAGGCGAAGCGCCGATCGCAAGTCATTTGCTCTACACTCAAGCGGGCGTTCTTGATGACGCTCTGCCAGTCGAGCGTGTGCTTGGCATCGATGCCGGATTGGCTTGGCGGAAGGTTGCGCAGGCGGCTGTATTCTATGTGGACCTCGGTTGGTCGAACGGAATGATCGCTGCCCGCGAACTCTACATCCGCGAGAATTTCCAATGGGAAGTTCGGTCGCTGGAGGCCGCAGCATGAAACCCCAAACCATGCAGGACGCCGTGCCCTGTTGCGAGCAATGCGCCAAGCCGTTTCCGCATCGTCGTCGGTCGCCCAAAACCGGGCTTTGTCGGCATTGCTGGTCGGTGAAGGCTTTGGCGCTGAGGAAGGCCGCATGACCGAACTCACCCTGCGCCGGCACATGGCCGAGACGCCAGCCTTCTTTGACCTGATGCGCTCCGAATGGAGGAGAGCGCAAAGGAGAAAGCTCGATCAGCCGCAGCGTGATGCCGCTGGCCGCTTCACTTCATCTTGAGAAATTCGCCGGGGCGGAAAGGGCCGCGCCCCGAGGAAAGCGAGACACGGCCCGAACTACGCCGATGGAGAATATAGATGGAAACGATTGACGAAGAAACCGGAGAAATCATTGAGCAGCGCGCGGCTGATGGTGGGCAGCGTTATCCCGCTGCTTCCACGCTGTCTGACCTGATCCTGATGTTGAAGGACGGTCAGTTCAATGCGGATAGCTGCGAGCCTCTGCGCGAATTCGCCACCAAGCTGGAAGCGGTCGGAATCGACACTGGCAAGAAGGCAAAGGGCAAGATCACGCTGACGATCGAGGTCGATTATGACCACGATCGCGAGTTTTCGGTGCTGACCCCAAGCCTCGCTTTCAAGCTGCCGGTCGAGAAGCACGGCGCGACCGTGGCCTGGTTCACCAGCGATGGCCGCATGAGTCCGAACAAGCCGAACCAAGGAAACCTGTTCGGCACCATCCGTGAAATCAACACCGAAGCCCGCACTGTTCGCGGCTGATCGAGGATATGACCATGACCGATACCAAGACTGTTGCTGACCGCACCGGCGAATTGATGGAAACCGCTTTCACGGTAGCCGAAGAGCATATCAAGGCCCAGCCAGTAGAACTGGCGGACCCGCGCGACGGCACGAAGGCTCATTTCGCCCTGTCGCATGAAGGCCTGACTCCGGTCGCACCGAGCGCGTGGGACGCATTTCGTCCGTTCCCTCTCCACCGCAGCGGGACGGCGGCGCTGACCCAGCTTCAATCGTTCATCGATCTGGTGAACCGGTTCAAGTTCTCGCACTCGGCGATCTTCTCCAGCGATGATGCCGCCAAGCCCTCGTTGACCGCGATCTTCGACTACCATCCCGACAACGACGAGGTCGGCGGTGAGCAGTCCGTAAATGCAGTCCAGGGCCGTCGCCATAAGGCAAGCTATGCTTTCCCGCTGTCCAAGGAATGGCAGGCCTGGATCGGCAAGAACGCAAAGCCGATGGGGATGGGCGATTTTGCCCGGTTCATCGAAGATAACATCGTAGACGTGTCCGCTGACCCTGTGGACGCCTTCGCCAAGGCATCGCAAGACTTCGTGAGCGCCAATCGCGGCACTCTCGCCAGCCCTTCTAAGCTGGTGGAAATCTCGCGCGGCCTTCAGGTCTATGAACGGGCCGTCATCAAGGAAGCTAAGAACCTTTCGAGCGGTGAAGCGCAGTTCACCTTCGATAGCGAGCATACAGACGGCGACGGCAAGCCGCTGACCTTGCCCACCATGTTCTCGATCACCATCCCTGTGTTCACACGTTCGGCCGATGTTTTCCGTCTGATCGCTCGGTTCCGCTACCGCAAAACCAGCGAGGGCTTGCTGTTCTGGTACGAATTGTGGCGGCCTGATCTGACGTTTGAGACGGCCTTCAATGAGGCGATCGAAGAGGTTGGCAGCAAAACCGGCCTGCCGATCTTCGTCGGCGCGCCGGAAGCCTGAACGTGAAGCGCAGCATTCAAGCCCTTGGCCGCCTCAAGGTGGGCGCGCAGAACAAAACGGAAGCCTCCTACGAGGCGACCGTGCTGCGCCTTGCCCTGATGGCCGGAGATATCGCCTGGTATCGCTTCGAGGGTTTGAAGCTGCGCCTCGCTGATAGCACGTTCTACACGCCGGACTATGCCGTGATGCGCGGCGACGGATTGATGGAGGTCCATGAGGTCAAAGGCTTCTGGACCGACGACGCCCGCGTAAAGATCAAGGTCGCTGCCGAGCAATATCCGTTTCGATTTATCGCCGTGAAGGCGCTGCCCAAAAAGGCTGGTGGCGGTTGGCAGACGGAGGTTTTCGAGTGAGCAACGTTGTCCGCCTGCATAGCCCCGGAGAGGTTGACCGCCTCTGGAATGAGTACGCGGCCCTCGCCCGCGATCTCGTCCCTGGATCGCCGAAATTGATAGACCGCCAGCACGTTGAAGCGACGGCGCGCGCGCAGGCACGATTCCAGCGCGCATTTCTGGCTATGGAGAATGAACGTTGATCGAAGGTCAGAAGATAGAGCCGGTTCGCAACGTCGATGCCGAAGCCGCGCTAATCGGCGCCATGATGATGGACAACCGGTGGATCGATCGCGCCGCTGATAAGCTGGAGCCTGGCGACTTCTTCGAGGCGCTGCATGGCCGCATTTTCTCGGCGTTGATCAAAGAGGCAGCGACGGGCCGGACTGTCACGTCGGTAACTATCAAGCCTTATTTCGATGAAGATCCCGCGATGATCGAACTGGGCGGGATGCGGTATCTCGCTGTGCTGACGCAGGACAGTGCTAGCCTGCTGACCGCGAGCGCGGCGATCGAGCAAATCGCTACCATGTCAAAGCGCCGCAAGCTGATCGACGGCCTTACCAATGCCGCAATGCTTGCCGCCAGCATGGACGCCACCAATGAGGAGGTTGTCGGTATTGCTGACGCCGCGCTGTCGAGCATCAGCGATCACGGCGACGGTGTGGTGCAGGTCAGTGCGCATCAGGCTTTCGGCGAAATGCTCGCCGCCTATGACGAGCCGCGATACGGCGTGACCAGCGGCGGTCAGATCGACAGCCTGGATGAAGTGCTTGGCCCGATCCGCCCACATCACCTCGATATCCTCGCCGGACGCCCTGGCATGGGCAAGACCTCCGCCGCGCTGTCCTATGCGTTGGGCGCGGCTGCCGCCGGTCATGGCGTGCTGTTCGTCAGCTTGGAAATGAACCGGCTCGAACTCATGCAGCGCGCGACCAGCGACGTGATCTTCGACGGGCAAAGCGGCATCCCTTACGAAGCGATCCGGGACGGTCGGTTCACGTCCGATAATGCCAAGCGCCGGGTTTACGAGGCCGATCGCGTGTTTCGCAACCTGCCACTTCACCTGATCGATGCGTCATCACTGACCATCGGTCGACTGAATATGATCGTGCGCCGCTACAAACGCCGCATGGAGGCCATGGGCCAGAAGCTGGAGCTGGTTATGGTGGATTACCTCCAGTTGCTGCGTCCCGACTTCCGCACCGACAATATGAACCTCGCCGTGTCTGAGGTGTCGCGCGGCCTGAAAGCCATCGCCAAGCAATATGATGTCGGCGTCCTTGCTCTTGCCCAGCTCAACCGCAGTGTCGAGAGCAGGCCCGACAAGCGCCCCATGCTCTCCGATCTTCGCGACAGCGGCCAAATCGAGCAGGACGCCGATGCAGTCGTATTCCTCTATCGCGACGAATATTATCTGCGCCAGGGTAAGCCGCCTGAGACGGACGGCAAGTTCATCGATTGGCAGATGGCGATGGATAAGGTCGCCGGTCAGATCGACTTCATTGTCGCTAAGCGGCGCAACGGCCCCAGCGGGTCCGCTACCGGGCGGTTCTTTGGCGCCTATCAGGCTGTTCGGGGGGCTGTGCAATGAGCAAGGAAGCCTCCGCTTGGATGCCGTTCTACATTGGCGACTATCTGGGCGACACCCAGCGCCTGACAACCGAACAGCATGGCGCATACCTGCTGCTGATCCTCGACTACTGGCGTAATGGCCCCGCGCCCGATGACGATGCAGTCCTTCAGCAGATCACGAAACTCGACAGCAAGGGCTGGAAACGGTGCCGTCCGTCCATCTCTCGCCTGTTCAAGATCGTGGATCATGAGTGGCGGCATAAGCGGATCGACGCTGAATTGGTGAAGGCGAAGGCCAATGCTGAGCGCCGCTCCGAGAAGGCGTCAAAGGCTGCCCAAGCACGCTGGGGGGAATGCCCGAAAGATGCCGCAAGCAATGCTCAGAGCATGCCACAAGCATTGCTTGGAGAATGCCCGCCACAATCACCTTCACCAGAAGCTAACGCTTCTCCGCGCGAGGTGTCGGGATTGATGATTGAATTGTCCGAGATCGCCAGCATCACGCCGCCCGATCCGAGCATCAGGTTCGACAAGCACAAGGCTGAACTCGACACGGTTGAAGGCTGGATAGCCGCAGGTGCCGACCCTGCGCTGATCCGCGAAACGCTGACCCAACGGTGCGCCAACTTGCGCACGTCGCCCCGGTCGCTGGCGTTCTTCGACAAGCCGGTGCGTGAGGCTGTGGAGCAGCGGAAAGCTGATGGATCGCGCGTCGATGCGACCACGGATTCCATCATGAACCGGGTGCTGGGGAGGAACGCAGCATGACCCTCACCGACTTCATCGTCTTCATCCTCCGCGAGCGCCCAAACCGCGCCGCCGCTGGGGTTGAGGCTAAGCGCTTGGGGGTGCGGATCGATTGGGCAAGGTATTATTTTGAGGTGATGGGATGAGGTATTTCGTTCAGCGCACCACCGCCAAGCCGCGGTCTGATGACGACGGCTATTGGTGGCCGACCGGCAACAGCTGGCACATTCCGAACGTCCCGGACCATCAGGCGACCGACACTGGCCTGGTCGATGCTGGAGGCAATGCGATCATGCGCGCGGCCAATCCCATGGGGTTTGTCTGGGGTGATATCGGCAAGGACACGGCAGCATGAGGTTCTGGGTTCTGATTGGGAGGTGGGGGTGATGGAGCAACAGCCGCGCGATTTTCGCAGGCCAATGCCTGACGACTTCGCGGACAATTTCATCGTCCATGGGCATGACCGCATCCTTGAGGAAATCCATCGGGCGAGCTGGCAGACGATCGCGCGCTGGATCGGGATGCTGCCCGACGACGTGAAGGAAGCGCGGGAGAAGTTTCTTCTCACCCGCTGGCCCAACGGTAGACCGGGGCCGAACCGAAGGAGCAACTATGTGCTGGGCAATCGGCTTGGGCGTGAACGGAGGACTGGATTGTGACGGCAGGCAGGCCCAGCAAGTACGATCCGGACTATTGTGACCAGATCATGGAGCATATGCAGGAGGGCGCATCGATCGCATCCTTTGCTGCTGAGATCGGCGTTGCGCGCTCCACGATCAACCAATGGGCGGAAGATTACCTGGAATTTTCGGAAGCCCTAAAGATCGGCAAGGCGAAATGCGCGGCTTGGTGGGAAAGGCAGTTGCGAGGAATCGCTGTTGCAGGCGGTGGACCAGGAGCGGCAACAGCAGTAATTTTCGGCCTCAAGAACATGGCCGCAGACGATTGGCGGGATAAGCAGGAAGTCGACCACACCAATTCGGACGGCACCTTGAAGCCGACCACCATCACCATCGTGGCAGCTGATGACAAACGCAACGATCCAGCTGCCACCTAAACTCGTCCCTGTATTCGCCCCTCCACGTGGTTCGTTTCAGTATAGAAACCTCCACGGCGGGCGCGGGTCCGGTAAGTCGTTCAATGCGGCGAAGATGGCGGCGATATGGGGCTATGCCGATCCGCTGCGCATACTCTGTACCCGCGAATATCAGGCCAGCATTTCCGAGAGCTTCCATGCCGAATTGAAAGCGGCGATTGCGTCCGAGCCATGGCTTGAGGCGCATTACGACGTAGGTGTTGATTACCTCAAGGGCGCGAACGGGACACAGTTCATATTCCGCGGCCTGCGTCGAAACGTGCAGTCGGTGAAGTCGCTGGCAAAGATTGATCTGACTATCGTGGAAGAGGCCGAGGACGTGCCGGAAACGTCTTGGCTCGCCCTGGAAGCGACTGTGTTCCGCCAACCCAAATCGGAGATGTGGACGCTCTGGAACCCTCGCCAGCAAGGCAGCCCGGTTGACAAGCGGTTCAGGCTCAGCCCGCCAGCCAATGCGATCACTGCCGAGGTGAACCACGGCGATAATCCATTCTTCCCGCCGGGCCTTGAGACATTGCGTCGTCGCGAACAGGAGCGGCTTGACCCCGCCACCTATGATCACGTCTGGGAGGGCGGCTATCTCGTCAATTCCGATGCCCAGGTGCTTTCGGGCAAATGGCGCATGGCTGAGTTTGAACCGAAAGACAGCTGGGACGGCCCGTATCAGGGCGGTGACTTCGGCTATTCGCAAGATCCGATGGCGGCGGTTCGCTGCTACATCCATGGCGATACGCTCTACGTCAGCCATGAGGCAGGCGGGCGCAATGTCGAGCTGGACGATATCGGTGCCAAGGTCGGCGAAGGCATCCCCGGCTATGCGAGCCATGTTAGCAGGTGGGATAGCGCTTCGCCTGGTTCGATCAGTATCATCACGCGGCACGGCGTTCCGAAGGCTGTAGGCGCGCCGAAATGGCAGGGTAGCGTGGACGACGGCATCCGCTATTTGCGGTCGTTCAAGGAGATCGTGATTCACCCGCGGTGCAAGCAGACGATCAACGAGGCGCGGCTATACAGCTACAAGGTCGATCGTCTGACCGGCGATGTTTTATCAGTTCTGGTCGATGCCAATAATCACTACATTGATGCTCTGCGCTATGCCGTTTCGCCCATGATCAAGCGTCGGCAGCATTCCACAGCCAGCCTCGTCGGCTGACGACGGTAAACCGCAAAACCCGGCCGCCCTACCCTCCCGGCCATGGCGTGGATCACCGACAGTTTGCGTGGCGCGATGGACCTTGCGTCTCGGCTTAATCCGTTCTCCCGCGCTGGAGCCGCTGAAACCGGCATAGCGGGCGTGTTCTCGCATCAGCTTGCCCTCGCATCGTACATGTCGTCGGGCATGATGCGAAAGGTGATCACTATTCCTGCGGCCGATCGCGTTCAGAAGTGGCGCGACTGGCAGGCGGAGAAAGAGGCGATCGCCCAGATCGAGAAAGAGGAAAAGCGCCTCGGTCTGCGGGCCAAGGTCAAGGAAGCCGAAGTTTTGCGCGGCACCGGTGGCGGCGCCCTGATCCTTATCACCGCAGGCGATCACGACAAGCCGCTGAACCCCGATTCCGTCACTGCCGGCGGCCTGATTGCCATCAATGTCGTGTCGCGCTGGGAAATCACCCCGAAGGATTTCGTCAAGGAGCTATCCAGCCCGGATTATCGCAAGCCGCAATGGTTCGAGATCAACGGCGGCGAGAAGGCTGCCCAACGCATCCACCCGTCTCGTGTTGTGTGCTTCCGTGGCGATCCTGTCCCGGCCAGTTCGACCGACAATGAGGTTGAAACCTTCTGGGGTGACTGTCGTCTGCTCCAGGTTTTCAGCGCCGTCCAGAATTCCGACCACACACAGCTTTGGTTCGTGGAACTGGTCAAAAAGGCCAAGCTGCTGCGGATCGGCATCCCTGATCTGTTGGACATGCTGTCCACACCGGAGGGCAAGCAACAATTGAATGAGCGTATCGCGCTGATCGCCCAAGGCGAAAGCACGCTGAACGCCACGGTCTATCGATCCGGGACCGGGACTGATGACCCAGGCGAAAAGATAGACGACTATCAGGTCAACTGGACTGGCATCCCCGCATTCATGGATGCTGTCGACCAGCGCCTTGCCGCTGTGTCCGGCATCCCCTTCACCAAACTCATGGGCCGCTCTCCCGCTGGCATGAACGCCACCGGCGACAGCGACATGAATAACTGGTGGGACACCGTAGGCGACGGACAAGAGAACGAGACTCGACCTTGCCTTGAACATGTGGATCCGATCCTGTTGCGGTCTGCCGGTGTTGCCAAGCCTGATGACGTCTGGTGGGTGTGGGCGCCGCTGCGCAAGCCGACCGAAAAGGAGGAGGCTGAGACGTTCAAGCTGCTGATGGATGCCATCGGCGCGCTGATCGACAGCGGAATGGTGCCGCATGAGGCACTGGCGCAGGCCGTGCAAAACCTCATCGAAGAGCGCGGCTATATGCCCGGCCTCGCTGAAGCGCTGAAGAAGATCCCCGAAAACGAGAGGTTCGGCCTGCAACCGGACGATGATGGAGGTGATGATGATCCATCTGCAATCCAAGCGGGAGGAGGTGATCCAGTTCTAGGCGGTCGTGGCGGGGCTGTGCGTCCCGCCCGCCGTGCTGTTGCGGCGAATGATGCCGCCGTGTTCTTTGCGGATGCCCAGCCTCGCCCGCTCTACGTCCAGCGCAAGCTATTGAACGCTGCGCCGCTGATCGCGTGGGCGAAAGCAAATGGCTTCAAGTCCACCCTGCCGGCTGACGACATGCACGTCACGGTCCTGTATTCCCGCACACCCGTCGATCCCATGAAGATGGGCGAAGGCTGGTCCGGTGATGACAAGGGCATTGTCCGCGTCAAGCCAGGCGGCCCGCGCGCGATCGAACGCCTTGGCCCCAGCGCTGTCGTGTTGCTGTTCGCGTCGTGGGACATCGAAGGCCGTCACCGCTCCATGGTCGAGGCTGGCGGGTCGCATGATTTCGACAGCTATCAGCCGCATGTCACCATCTCTTTCGATGTGCCGGAAGACTTGGAACTTGAAACTCTCAAGCCATACGCGGGCGCTCTCGAATTTGGCCCTGAACTGTTCGAACCATTGGACCTCGATTGGAAGTCCAAAGTGCAGGAGAATTAATGATGACCAACCACGTCAGCAGCGCGGGCGACGATCGCACCGCCAATAACGCTGTCCGCCATACCTACCGCGTCCTGAGTGATGCAGAGAAGGCGCAGATGGTTGCGATCAAGGATAAGGGGGCGGAGTTCCTGCTTCTGATCGACAGCTTGCGCACGCCGCCAGAGCCGATTGAGCCGCAATGGGGTGATCGTGTCGAGCCGATGGCGATCGGCACCTTCGACCGCGAACTGAGTATCGCCGCAGAAAAGGTTGAGGAGGCCGTCATGTGGGCGGTCAAGCATATCACGGCATGACGATGGCTCAGAACATTGTTATCCGACTTCGCGCTGATATGCGATTTGCCACGCCAGTGTGCTGGGCGCTCTATCCGCTTGTGTGGATGGGCATCTTGTCGCCGGAGCGTGCCGTTCGCACCGGCATGAGATTTGTTCGGATCATCGCTGAGCGCGAATAATGCGCTTCGACCTCGCCCAACTTGCCCGCCGCACCCGCAACATCCGCCGCGACAGCATCACGCTCCGCGACATCGTGCCGCCCGCCACGCTTGCGACGAACCTCTACCGAGCGACCTATGCCCGCGTCATCGCCGCCTGGTTCGACGCCCTGCCCCGCATCGAAGCGACCTATGCCCGCAGCCTGTCCGAACTGACGCAGGACAGCCCCGCCGACGTTCGTGCTGAGATCGATGGCGCGGCGGAGGCTATCAACCGGCTAATCCTCATTCTGACGCCAGAGGTTCGGGATTGGGCGCTGCGAACAGAGCAGTGGTTCCGTGGCAAGTGGCGCGGGGCCGTCTTGTCTGCCACCGGCGTTGACCTTCAGACCATGATCGGCGCTGGCGATGTGCGGGCGCCCCTTGAAACGACGATCGAATGGAACGTCGCGCTGATCAAGGATGTGAACGCACAGGCGCAGCAGCGGATCAGCAATTCCGTGTTCGACGGCCTGCGCAACCGGACGCCCGCGCGCGAGGTCGCAAAGGAAATACGAGGCGCTGTCGACATGGGCCGGGCACGATCGGTGCGCATTGCCAGCGACCAGCTATCGAAGATCACCAGTGCGCTTGCAGAAGAGCGTCGGCGCGAGGCTGGGATAGATACCTGGAAATGGCGGCATAGTCGTAAGGCCCACCCGCGCACAGATCACCAGGCGCGAGAGGGCAAGGAATATACTGACGCGACGGCGCCCAAGGACTTGCCGGGGCGGTTGCCGTTTTGTGGGTGTCGGTCGCAGGCGGTGGTTAGGTTCGACTAGCCACGACTCCGCAGAAATGGTAGATTGCGGGCCGGCGGTGTTAGCGCACCGCTGGCCCTGACCACCCGAACATGGAGCGTTCAAAATGGCTTCCGCATTTCTTCGTGAGCCGGCATGACACAGCTTGAGCAACTCGAACAACAGGCCATTACGCAAATCAAAGATGCTATGCTGGCTGAAGTCGCAGCCATGCCGCCAGAGCGTCGAATGAACGACATCGCCGGTTGCGTCGCTGATGCGGCCGCCAAGGTTGGTGCGGAAATCGAGGCGCAAAACCCTCGCGGTACAGCAAGGAACATGTGGACAGCCATGATCGACGCCATGCTGGAGGAAGGGTGATGGGTATCGAGTGGCGGCCGATTGATGAACTGCCCGACGACCTCAAGGATGGGCGGGAGTTGCTGTTGTGGGAAATCATGGATGGGCGCGCCGAAATTGCCTCATGGGATCCGGCCTCGCGAGGTCAGCCGTTAGAAGGTGTTTGGTGCGACTTGGATGGTGCCACGATTCACGGTGTGACGCACTTCTCCGAGATCAACCCTCCCGCCTAATCTACCGTCCGTAGAGCCTACCCGAAGCTATGCCATTCCAACGACGGTAAACCGTCCGCGATACGCCTCCTATCGTGCGGGGCATGTATTTCGCTGATGCCCTGACGCTTGATGCGCCCCGCCCTTTGCCCGGCGGTTACGTCGCTGTGCGGGCAAAGGCTGCACGGACTGGCGTTTACGATTATCTGGCGTCCGAGCCTTCGATTGCCGACGCGCTGCCTGATGGCCACACCTTCAAGCCGACCGATGTCGTGAAGGTGCTGCGCGACGAACGCACCGTGTTCGATCAGCGCTCCGTTCACAGCTTTATCGGCAAGCCTATCACCGACGATCACCCGTCTGTGGCCGTCACTGCCGACAATCACCGTCAGCTTTCGCGCGGCACCATCATGGGTGCAGCGTGGGAGGAAGGCGGCTATCTGTCGTTCGACCTCCTGCTGACTGACGCGGAAGCCATTTCCAAGGTCAAGGGCGGCAAGCGCGAACTGAGCAACGGCTACAGCGCCGAACTCGAATTTGGCGATTTCACCGCGCCAGACGGCACCAAGTGCCACGCGCGCCAAAAATCCATCGTCGGAAACCATGTCGCCCTGGTCGATCGTGGCCGGGCCGGTTCCGAATGTGCGATCAAGGACGGTTTCGCCGTCTGTGATGCCCTCCCCTCCAACATCCTCGATTCCCTCAAAACGGAGAAACCCGTCATGAAGACCATGCTGATCGACGGGCTGACCGTCGATGTGTCCAACGCCGATACGGCAATGGCTACCATCCAAACTCTCGTTGCCGCCCGCGACGCCGCGAATGGCAAGGTGACCGCAGCGGAAGCCCAGGCGACCACCGACGCCGCAGCCATCGTCGCCAAGGACGCGGAAATCGCCAGGCTAACGGCCGATCTGGCCGCCGCCAAGCCGACGCTCCAGCAGCTTCGCGACGCAGGCAAGGTGTTCGCCGTCATCGAAGGCAAGGCCAAGGCGGTCGGTGTCGCCGTGACCGACGCGATGGACGAAGCCGCCATCATGAAGGCCGTGGTCGACAAGCAGATGCCCGGCAACACCTACACCGGCGACCACATCAAGATCGCGTTCGACACGCTGACCAAGGATGTGAAGCCCGCGACGCAGACGGTGCAGCCTTTGGGCGCGCCGGTCGTGTTGGCCGACGCCAGCACCGAATATCAGGCCGATCGCGCCAAGCGTCGAGCCGCCCTTTCCGATGCGTGGCGTCAGCCCGCTGAATCCGCCGCGTAAGGAGCAAGGATCATGGCTATCACCGTTCAGGACACTTATCTAACCGACTATGCGCAGGGCTTTCCTGGCATGTTGGCCGATGGCACCACGCAGAACCGCGTCACTGGCATCGTTGCTGACTCTGCGGGCATCGCCTTCGGTAAAGCGGCCTTTTCCACCGGCACCACCGGCCGTCAGGTAACCGCCACGCCGGGCACCAAATTCAAGGGCATCACGATCGCGCATTCGGCGCTTGCGACCGGTCTAACCGGGACGCCCGATGTCTATGGACAGTATGCGAGCGCTAATCTGCTCGACAACGGCAATATCTGGGTTGTGGCAGGCGCGACTGTCGCAAAGGACGCGGCGGTCTACGTGACCAGCGCCGGTGCCTTCACCAGCGTGTCATCTGGCAACACCGCAATTCCGGCCACCTTCTTGGACGCCGCCGCATCTGGCGCGCCCGTGAAGATCCGCGTCATTCAGCAGTAAGGGGCGACACCGATGCATATCGATTTCAACGACGCGCAGCAGACGGTGGCATTCGCCCAGCCTGCGCTCTATCGGACGCATAAGGAGCTTCCCCAGAAGTATCCCTCGTTCGACTATGCGGGCATGGTCCCGGTCAACACCGATGGCGACATGTGGGATGTTGGCACGCTGGTTTATTCCGGCGACGTTGCGGGCAAGGCGGAATATCTGGGCGGCAAGGCCTTTGATGTCCCCAATGCCTCGATCAACTTCTCGCAGGGCATCACCGGCTTCCACTTGGCAGGCGTCGGCTACGAACTGTCGCGCCAGGAAGTCGAGCGCTTCGCCCGCATGATCGGGACGAACCCTGGCATCACCAGCGGTTCGAACCTTGGCGAGCGCAAGGCTTCGGCGGCGCGCATGGTCGCCGACAAGTTCGTCTATGATCGCGTCATCCGCGGCAGCACGGAGAAGAATTTCCCCGGCATGATCAATCAGACGGCTGTCCCGACCGCCAACGCCCCAACGGGTGGTTGGGCATCGGCGACGCCGGACAACATGCTGGCAGACGTGAATGCCGCGCTTCAAGACGTCTATGTCAACTCGCGCGAAACTGCCTTGGCGGACAGCCTGCTGCTGCCGACGTCGAAGTTCCTGTTCATCAACAATGCGCGGATCTCCAACACCAATACGTCGGTGCTGAAATATCTGGCAGAGAACAACAGCTTCACGGCCATCAGCAAGCGCCCGCTGGACATACGTCCGAGCCGCGAACTTGAAACGGCAGGCGCATCCAGCACCGCCCGCATGATCGCCTATGAAAAGTCGCCGGACAACATGGAATTCTTCCTGCCCGGCATGTTCGAATTCATGCCTCTGTTCCCTACTTCGTCCATGACGTGGCGCGTGGATGGCGTGATGAACGTCGGCCAGTTCGAACTCTATCGTCCCAAGACGATGAGCTATCGCGACAACATCTGAGGGAGGAACGGCCATGAAGACCCTGACGAACTACACCGCTGGCCCTCGCGGCATCAACCTCAAGGACGGCACCACGCTCTGGATTGAGCCGGGCCAATCGGTTGAAGTCGAAGCCGACACGATCAATGGCGCGTTGCCTGACCTCGGCAAGCCGGGCGACGGAACGTCCGAACAGTCGGACGAAATCGATGCGTTGCGCCGCGAGAATGAAGAGCTTCGCGCGGAGCTTGCTGCCCTCCTGTCAAACGAAGACGGAGCCGATCTGTCGAAACTGAAGGTCGATGAACTCAAGGATCTCGCCGCCAAGGAAGAGATCGACCTGGGGGATGCGACCAAGAAGGACGACATCATCGCCGCGATCGAACTGGCCCGCGAAGCCAGGTAACCAACCTCTCCGGGGGAGACGGGGCCGCTTCACTACGGTGCGGCGGCCCTTTTTGTAGGAGGACGCATGAAAACCACCCGCCTCTTGATCGCCGCGCTGATGCTGGTCGCTGCCCCGGGTGCCGCCCAGACGACGGCCGAAAGCTATCGCAACGCTGCTGGCCAGTTGCAGGATGGCATTGGCGTCACTAACATCGCCCCGATCCGCTCGACCAGCACGACAGCGCCAGGCACGATCGCCAGCGCCAACACATTTCAGAGCGCACTTGCTGCTGCTCCCGCGCGTAAGGGCTGCGCGATCGTCAACAATCATGCCAGCGCCGCGCTGCTCGTCTATCTAGGCGCGCCCGGTGCCGCGTCCGCTGCTGCATCGATCCCCGTCCCTGCTGGCGGGCAATTCAACTGTGGGTCGTTCCAGGGCCTAGTGCTGACCGATCAGATCAGCGTTACATCGGCCACGGCGGGCGCAACCTACGTGGTGGTGTCGCAATGATCCGCCGCCTCTCGATTGCCGCGGTTGCCGTCGCGCTGGTAATGATCGCCCCAGCCTATGCTTACGGGCAGGTCGTCATCGCGCCGCCTTCCATCCCCTCGACAGTCGCAAGCAAGGCGGAAGTGCAGGCCGCCCAGACTGCCGCCGATAATGCTGCGTCTGCCGCCGCCGCTGCCCAGGCTGCCATTCCGGTTCCCGCGACCACCATTCCCACCATGGAGGCGATCGGCGGCGCTGCGGGATCGACCAACACCTTTCGCCGTGGTGACGCCGTGCAGCCGCGCATCAGCCGAACCGTGTCAGGGACGACCGGCAGCAACGGTCAGGGCGCAGTCACATGGCCCGCGATGCAGTCGGTCCCGAAGCTGACCGTCACGTCCTATGTCGCGTCCACCGCCACTACCCTGCCGCCAAGCTGCTATCCGGTCGCCGGGACGGTTACCACGACAGGCGCCACCATCAAATGCTACATCGATCAGACGATCCTTGGTCTAGGACTGGTCCCGCGCGCCAATGCGGCGGCGGGCGTGGCGTTCGATGTCCTCGCACTGCCGGGAAGCTGAACCATGGCCTATACCCGCCTCCCACTGAACACTTTCCTTGCGAAGTACCCCGCCTTCACGACGCTGACAGACCAGCCTTATGCTGCATGGGCAACGGACGCGGAGGCTGAGATCGGTGAAAGCTACGGAACGATGCAGCAGAAGGCTACCGAGCTACTGACGGCGCACTTCCTGGCATCGCAGGGCATTGGCCTTGCCGCTGGGACTGCGGCCCTGCTGGCGACCGGGGCGACCAGCTTCAAATCCGGCATCTTCAGCGCATCGATCGCCGAAAGCGTGGTCGCCGCGCGAGTTAAGGGCGGCCTTGCGTCGACCACCTACGGGCAGGAATTGCAGCGGATCAAACGGCGGCTGTTCGGCGGGCCTGTTTTGGTGGGCTGCGAATGAGTCTCGCAGACGCCTTCGCTGACATCGGCCTGGCCTTCTCGACGGCGTTCGGCGGCCCATTTCACGACGCCCGCACGATCGAGCAGGTTGATCCGGTTTATGATGACGGGGGATCCATTGTCACGCCTGGCGGTGTCGCGCACCGCGGATGCTCCGTCCAGATCGATAGCGCGATCCAGCGTATTCGCGAGGCAGAGGGCTATGTCGACACCGATGTGACGCTCATCGTTCTGGCGTCGACGCTGGCCGGCGGCCTGAACACCGAAGCGCGGATAGAGGTTCTTGCTGGACCTCATGCAGGCGTGTGGATGGTCAGCCTTATCGAACGCGATACGGTCGCCGCTGGCTGGGTCGGGAGGGGGCGGCGTGGCTAAGTCGCGGATGATTGGCGCAAAGGCACATGCTGCCCGCCTGCGGAAGCTATCGGGCGAGGCAATGGTGCGCGCCGTGAGCAAGGCGCTGTTCGCTGCCGGTGAAGCCATCCAGGTTGAGGCGCAGATCAGCATTACGGCAGGAGCAGTGAGCGGGAAGAAGCATGTCCCCTCCAGCCCAGGCCAAGCGCCGAACCAAGACACCGGCGTGCTGGCCAACAATATCGAGGTGACGCAACCGGCGCCGCTGGTGGTCGAGGTCAGCAGCAATGCGCCCTATGCCGCAGCACTGGAGTTCGGGACCAGCAAAATGGCCTCTCGCCCGTACATGCAGCCAGCGCGCGACGCCAAGCGCACAGAGGTAACGCAACTGGTCCGTCAGGCTGTCGACCAAGCCGTCCGCAAATCCAGATCGTCAGGAGGATAGCCCATGCAGACCGTCACATTCGCCCGCCTCTACATCCACAAACTCGATGAGCTGCGGGAGGCGCATTACGAGCCCGGCACCATCGAAGTCAGCAACGAAGTCGCAGAAGCCGCCCTGAAATCGGGCGCATTGGAGGAAGAGCATGGCGAGCGATCTGCTACGGGAAACCGAACGCGCGGCAATCATAAGCCTAAAGGCTGATGCACCGCTGCTCGCCATCGTTGCGAAAGCGTCGATCGATCCGATTGCCGAGGCTCCCGCTTGGCCGTTTCTGCGACTGGAGGGGACGCAATCCCTGCCACAAGGCCGGGGTTGCACCGCCCGCGCAGAGGTGACGTTCCAAATCCATTCGTTCGCCAAGCCGCGCTACCAGGGCGACCCGACAACAACGCCGATGGTGGAAACCGCTCGCGATCATGCTGGACGCATCAACAGCGCGGTGGTGGAAGCATTGCGGGCTCATGCCTATCAGGTCGCTGGCCGCCGGTATCGCTTCATCGTCCGGTCGTCCCGCCTGCTGCGCGATGGCGCGGAAAAAGATGCGTACCATGGCATAGTGAACGTGCTGGCGCGCGCCTATCAGGGCTGATAGGCTGGCCGCAATGGACCAGCCCCTTGCCGAGCGCATGTTGCGCGCCTTCCTAAAGCAGATGATCAAGACGGAAGCCGTCGATCCTGACGATATGGTCGAGATCGTGGAGGCGCTGCATCGTGAAGGCGACGAGGACGCTGCCCATGCCATGGCCGCCCTCATCGTGGAAGCCAATGCGCCCGATCAATCGGATTGGGAGGCCGAACGCGCCCGTGCGCGCTTCCATGTGATCCAGGGCAACGACGGTAAACCGCTGGGGTAGCGCGCCCTAATCTCCCGGCTGAACATGCTGGAGATTTGCCGTGTCCGAGCCGAATAGCGCCGACTTCGCCCTTGTAAAAATCAAGACCGCAGCGGGTCCACCTGCTGTTTTCACGCTACTCTGCGGTATCGAGGGCGTGACCATCAATCGGACGGCGCAGACGAGCGAGCGCTACCGCCGCGATTGCGCCAAGCCTAATCGGCCCGGCACTCGCAAGCTCCGCGTCACCGGCTCGTCGTGGTCGATCAGCGGCACCGGATCGGACAACATCGACCTTGAAGAAGAATATTCGGACGCATTCGGCGTTCGCAAGGATTACACGGTCGAGCTGTACCGCGACGATGGCACGGACGCAGGCGACCTGATGGGCAGCTATGCCGGCACTGCGCTCATGACCACCCGCAACCAGGCGTACTCGCAGGACGGCGATAGCGGCACCGCTGAAATCACGCTGGAAGGCGAAGGCTTGCTGGTCTGGACCGCCGCTGCGTAATGCCTGACACGGCAATCTCCCTCGACTTCGCTGGCGGCAAGTATCGCTTCTGGCTCCCCATGCCGCAGGTCGTGGCGATCGAGCGCGGCCCGGTCGCCCACAAGCATGAGGGCTATCCCCGTTCCATCTTCGCCATGTACGATCAAATCGCGGCCGGTCTGGGCATGGCAGATTCGGGCGCGGTCTATGTCGGCGGCGCCACGGCGCTGGTCGGAGATATCCGCAACATCATCCTGCAAGGGTTGATCGGCGGCAATAATGGCTTGGTCGACGGCGAGGAAATGCCTGTCGGTCCGCAGACCGCTGGCGAACTGGTTGCGGAATATGTCTTCCCGGCCCGCCCTTTGACGGAAGCCATGCACGTCGCCTGGTCGATCCTTCACGCCGCCATCCATGGCATCGACCTAAAAAAAAAGGCGGCGGCGGACGAAACAGAAAGCCCCCTGAACCCCTGAATAAGGGTCGAGTCATCGCCAATTGCGGCGGGATGCATCTGGATTGGGAGCAGCTTTCGCTGTCTGGGTATTTCGAAGCGCTGGAGGCTCACAACGATACGGGCGGCGGAGAGAAGACCAAGGGACCAGCGGATATCGATCGGCTTCGGCGGTTTGTGGATGCGCATCGGGGCAGCGTTTAGACCCGCTTTCAAATCTACCTTGGGACGATTATCTTTACCGATCGCGATTCTCGCGTTTTCGGGGGTTATCAATGAACAGGTTTATCTTGGCTGCTGCGGTCGTTGCAGCCGTTCCATCTTCGGCACTTGCTCAAGATGCGGCACCGCAAGCTGTCGGCGAAGTTGCGCAGCCATCAGCGGCTCAAGCAATGGGCAAAATCATAATGTATCGACAAGGCGCTATGATGGGCATGGGTCTGGCTTGTCCGATACGCTTTCGTGGAAAAGAAATCGTGGAGCTGGGGCGCAACAAATACGCAGAGTGGCCCGTGCCGGCGGGAAGCTATATCCTGACCAACAAGACATCAAGCGTCGACGTTAACGTAAATGCTGGTCAGACGAAGTACGTGCGATGCGTAATTAAAACAGGGATGTTGACGGGGCGCGCCGATCTGCAAATCGTAGATGCGGAAACCTACGGCCAGCATAGTGCTGACTATGAACGAAAGGAAATCGCTGCACCCGATCTGGCCTCGGCTCAGTGATAAAATGGGGCGGCCTTCGGGTCGCCCTACTTGCCCAGCCATCCCGCCAATCGTGACAAAAAAGATTGAGGTCGATGCGCTTGTGGCTCTCCAAAGTCTTGGAACGTTTCACCTAAATCGATGCGGTAATGTCCAATGCATTGATCGGGGTGAGGGCATTCGTCCAGTGGCATCAAAGGGGCCTCGTCTGCCCGGTAGGTATTTTGGGCAATAGCGAGACATCCTGCGCATGGTCCCGCCGCCATCGTATTTGCTACAGGTCGAAATTTCGCTCCGGGGACATTAGCTTCAGTGTTGTGCATTCGTGCAAGGCACGTTGACCGCTTCTCAGCAACGCCAGGGTAGTGCTTCACTTTGCGACGCCAGCTGCAAGGCAGTCGGCCGTCTCGGCCGTCTTCCACAGGTCATATTTTTCGGAGTTCTTCGCTTGAAGATACGCTTCGGAGACCATGCCAGCGCGAACGCATAAATCAGTTTTCGTGCCTGATTTTTCCACCATACGATACTGCTCTTCAGCATCCTTGGCGACCTTGGCGTGAATGTCATCAAGCTGCTGCGCCGCCATCTGGTCGCAGGAGCAGAGGGCCATCCCTGCAATCACAATAAGCGTCCGCATCCATTCCCCCTGACGACGGTAATCCGACGAGCCTTGTCACCATAGCATGATCGCATGGCCGAAATCGATCCCGTCATCCTCCAGCTTCGCGCGGACATGCTGGCCTACCAAAATCAGATGCGAACCACCGCAACGCGGGTCGTTGCCCAACTCGACGCTCAAGAGCGCGCTGTCGTACATCTTGAAAATCAGATGCGATCGTCTTCCAGTGCCATGGCCAATAGCCTGCGCGGGCTGGCTGGGGCGTTCGGCAGCTACCTGTCGATATCTCAGCTAACCGAACTCTCGGACGGTTTCACCCGGTTGCAGAACAACCTCCGGATTGCCGGGCTCGAGGGTGAAGAAATGAAGGCGGTGCAGGATCGCCTTTTCGCATCGGCGCAGCGCTATGGCGTGGAGATCGAAGGGCTCTCTAACCTCTACGGCCAGCTTACCCAAGCCAGTAAAGAATTAGGCGCGTCACAGTCGGACATTTTCGGACTGACCGACGCAGTTTCGGCATCGCTCAAAATCACGGGCATATCGTCGCAGGAGGCCAGCGGCGCCCTTCTCCAGCTGACTCAGGCTCTGCGCGGAGGAAAGATCCAGGCCGAAGAATACAACAGCCTGCTCGATGGTCTATACCCATTGCTGGAGGCTGCGGCGAACGGGTCGACCAAGTTCGGCGGGTCGGTTTCCAAGCTCACGGCTCTGGTGAAGGACGGCAAGGTCAGCAGCCAAGAGTTTCTGCAAGCCATCCTGGCAGGATCAGAATTGCTGGAAGGCAAGGCCGCCAATGCCACGCTGACCCTTTCCGCCGGATACACGACGCTCAACAATGCGCTGACCATCTATTTCGGCGAAGCGGACAAGGCCAATGGCGTGTCAGCTGCGATCGGTGAAACCTTCGGCTTGCTCGCAAACAACCTCGACACGATCATTCCAGCGCTTGCAGCGATCGGGATCGGCCTCGGCGTTTATACCGTCGCTGCCAATGCTGCTACGGTCGCAACCGGGGCTTTCAATGCATCCTTGACCCTCTTGGCCCGGCATCCGATCATCCTCGGCCTGAGCGTGCTGGCGGCAGGGCTGGCCTATCTCGCGCTCAAGTCGAACGAGACGACGCAGGCAACCGGCGCATTTGCGAAGGTTCAGGGTGAGGCGAAGGCTGCCACTGACCAGGCGCAGAAGGCGATCGATAAGCTGGCTTCTGCCCATGGTAAGGCACGGCTGGAGGCGATTGCTCAGGCCAAGGCTGAGCGCGACAATGTGCGAGCAAAACTAGCCAGCGCACAGGCTTCCCTGATCCTCGCGGAGGCCGAAGCGTCGCGCGCGAGGTCCAAGGCGAGGCAGGAATTGGCCGATGCCGCCAACGCCAACCCCGGATCGGGCATGATGGTAGGCGGCGGGAGCGTGTCTCTGGATCGCGCGCGTCGATCATCCGCGCAGGCTGACGCCAACGCGAAGGCGGCCGAGGAATCGGTTATCAGCCTCCAAAAATCGCTTACGAAGATCAATGCGCAGCTGGTCGCACCTGAATCCGCGATCCCTGGCGCTTCCGGCGACGGCAAGAAAAAGAAGGGCGCTAGTGGCCCGACTGCCGAGGAAATCACGGCTCGCTATAGCAACGATCTTCGCCAGATCGTCGCGCGCGACCTGCAGGCCCGGCTTGCCCTTGCGACCAACGCCAACGATCGCGCTGAACTTGAAGAGCGAATGCTCAATGACGAGATCCGATCCGCAACCGACGACATCAACGCGACCAAGGAATATTCGCAGGCGCGCAAGAACAAGCTGTTGGCCGAACTCAAAAGCTACGAGGCGAGCGAGCGGGCGCGAATTGACGTCGAGCGCCAGGAGCAGAATGCCCGCGACGCGCTGGATGTATCGACGGCACAAAAGCAGAGCGATCGTGACATCTTGGAGGCCCAATCCCGCCTTGTCGCAGGACGAGAAGAGCGGCGAGATATCGAACTGCGGTTGCTCGACCTGGCCTATGATCAGGAGAAGGCCGAACTTGAGGCGGTCATTGCGAGCAAGACCGCGACCGATGCTCAAAAGCAGATCGCGGAGCAGCGCCTGCGAGTTCTGGGCCAGCTCAAAGAATTGGACCAGCAGGGCGTCAACCGTGACAACGAATCCCCCCTTGAGCAGCGCCGCCGCGAGGTTCGCGAGACTGCTGCCAATATGGGCGACGCGATCGAGAATATCGAACTGGATGCGATCGACCGGCTGACGGACGGCATTGCAGGCGCTGCGGCCGAGTATGTCAAGCTCGGCGGAATCGCAGGCGATGTCATCAATGGCATCATCCAAGACCTAATTAAGCTCGCTGCACGCCAAGCTATATTCGGCGCCCTAACCGGCGGTACGGGATCGTTCCTCGGTATCAAAATCCCAGGGTTCGCGAAGGGGACCAAGAGCGCGCCCGGTGGCCTTGCGATCGTCGGCGAGGATGGGCCGGAACTTGTCAACCTTCCTCGCGGTGCGCAAGTTGTACCCAACAATGAATTGGTCGGCGCCGCGGCCCGAAGCATGACAAGCGTGGCCGCTGCTTCTCCCGTCAACCAGAGGCAGGAAATATCCGTTTACGTTCGCGAAGGAGCGATGTTCGAGGCGACGGTCGAAGGCATTAGTAGCCGAAGTGCGGTGCGCGTGGTTCGCCAAGCCGCGCCTGAGATAGGCGCGCAAGCCGCGAAGGCTGCGGTTCAGGCCACACCAGCGTACCTTGCAAAGACGCGGCGGTTCGGCTCCTGATGGCAAGTAAACGGATCAGCTATGTATTTCGCATGGAGTGCGACCCGCCGCTCTATGTCTGGAGCGGTTACGGCAATCTCGATACGCCGGCTGACGACTTCGATCCTTTCGGCGCCCGGTGGATGGGCGCCGGGGAACTGCTGAGCGTCCCCGATATAAAGCAATTCATCAACGGCGGTGCTGGTCGGTACGACTTTTCGCTTTCCGGCGTGTCCATGGAAACTGTGAGGCTTGCTACAGAGGATCGGCCCAGCGTCGACGGGGCGCTTACGATGCTCGGCCGCGTCGAGTTTGGCGACGACTGGCAACCGCTCGCTCCAGTCGCGTGGGAATGGACAGGGGTTGGCGGTGTCATATTTACAGATAGCACATCTACCGAGGCGGGCCGCAGCAGGACAATAAGCCTATCAATTGCAAGCGAAGAC